TTTGTACGCCTTCATCTCTAATATTACGAAAACTCATTAATCCACCTTACCGTTTAGCGTAGCAGTAATATTACCTGCTCCACCGGATTGAGTGTATCGTAAACGAACATAAGCATACGCAGCTTTTTCGACATTTAGGAGGCGAGAGCCAGTAGCACCAGAAGGAATAAAGCTATCAACAATAGACCAAACATTTCCATCGTTACTTCCTTCCGTGTACAACGCAGAAGTAGGAGCAGAAAATCCAGACCAAGAAAACTGAACGCAGTAAATAACAAAATCGTTGATATTTAAAGATGCGGAGGTAAAATTGGAAGCAGCACTGATGTTATTCATCAGCGTAACCGTATTTATATGGTGTACTCTTCCGTTATTACCTGCGCCCATTATTTAACTCGGTTGTTTTGTTGAAACGTAAACTTTTAAACTTGTGAGAGCTGGAGTACCGCCAGTAAGTGCAGTAAATGCGACACGCACTAATGGGTATGGAACATCTGCTAGTGAGATTACTCCGTTAGTAAATGCTGCCGGTACTGAAAGCGCAGTGCCAATATCAGACCATGTAGTACCGCTATCGCAAGAAGCTTGCAGTTTAATAGATCCAGCGGTAGTTCCGGCAACTCCTGCTGCGACAGCCTGTACACCAATAATTGTACAGTCACTAATGTCTATGGCTAGTGAATTTGTCGAGGTATTCGATATTAGTGTTAGTGCTTCTAAATTTCTTGTTAAAATAGGTTGAGCCATTTTTGTTCCTTTAGCATTTCCAACGTTTGCGAGCTAAACACAAACGCTTTTCTGGGGTTTTAGTGCAGTCAATATTGTGCATTTTCTTTTGCCCTAAAGACCTAGCACAAAAACTATCTCGTCTAGGGCCGCCTTCGGGCTGCGGTTTTTTTAAATTAGAACCTGTGGCACGATTATAAGCTTTACGTCCACTTGAGCAGTAACCGGCATATTAGCAAACTGTCCCGGAGGTCTAGGTAGATTTGGCAGCACATCGCCTCCTGGATTTCCTTGTCCTCTTATCATCTCTTGAGGGCTAGAGGGCATACCGCTAGGCTGCCTTAAAAGCGCATCAAGATCGCCTTGCTGTCCCACTGGTCCTTGAGGAGCCGGAGGAGCTTGCGGAGGCATCTGAGGCATTGGTCCGCCCATAGGAGGAGGTGGCCCCATAGGTCCGCCTTGTGGCCCCATAGGAGGCATTCCGGGAGGCATCATTGGCATACCCGGCATCATAGGCGGAGCGGGGGGTTGCAATGGCTGCTGTCCAGTAAGCATGAGAAGATCAGGATCTACGTTGCGAAGATAATCGATGTGTTCCTGAATATGCTGTTGGACTACCACCCTGAGTTCCGGATTCATACGAAGATCAGGGTCAGCCATCACAGTGCGATGTTCCATAATGTGCATAGCGTGTTGATCTAACAGCTCCGCCATTACGGGTTTACCGCTCATTAGTATTTCATTTTCTTTCTTGATGAGCAATATTTCATTCATGTCGCCTTCATACATAGTATCGATGTTACCAGTATTAATGACTTCAAAATACTCTTTGGGATTTCTAATGAGTCCCATTTGGAGCATTTGTTCTGCCATTTGAACACGACCTGCAGTAGTACGAGCGAGTGGGTTACCAACACTCACAATAACACGATTGATAGCTCCAATTTCTTCGCCGGTAAATTGCTTTAAGAAAGATCTGTTATTCTTTCCAACAAGAGCTACCGTCTTAGGAGTCTTGGCGTAATCCTTTAGGATGTTAATGAGACTCGTGCCGACATCTTCAATGAGCTTTACATAGTTTTGCTGAAGCCCTGAGATAAACTGTAACGACATTGACTGCACAAGAGCCAATGCAGTACCAGACTTAAGCGATGCTTCGGGGTTACCACGAGTCACTGAGTTGACTCCTGAGATAGTTTCCATGCTTTGTACAATCATTTGTAGAAAGTTGAAGACTTCTGGCGGAGTTTGCGTGAGGTTAAGCGGTTCAGGCTTAGCATTGCCCTCAAGAATGTTCAATGCGCCTTCGAGAGAGTTAATGTCCAAGTCAGCGCCACGAGGTACAAACAAGTTCTGTACGCCGAATGCTGACTGGTTGGTCATAATGGTGCTGTATAGAGAGTTCGCAGCTTCCTGCAGTGGGAAAATGTCGAACATTGGGCTGTATCCGTATGGAGTTCCCATGTATTCCCCTGCGCTAATGCGGTAAACAGGGATATCACGATAAGGAAGAGGAAGATCTAGCAATACAAGATCATCATCTAAGAACATTACATAGCGGCCTTCAGGTAATGCCTCGCTGCGCTTGTGAAAAAACTCATATACTGGAATATCATCGGTATTGTCATTAGAGAATACAGAAAGTCGATATTGTGATGCATAGTTTTTAGTCTGCATACGGCTAATCTTCTCGGCAAGTTCCGGATATTTAGCCATAAGGTTAAATTTATTTTGAAAAGTTCGTACCATTACCCATTCGTGGTCCCAAGTTTCCTTAGTACCATCAAATACAACGTCAAATGGTGAGAGATTGCTAAATTCTAGCTCACCTTCAAAGTTTTTCTCACCAGTTTCCGGATCAAAATCATAAAGTTCCCCGGCAGTAGCGTTCCACTCCATGCGAACAAATCCTGCACCAAGAACAATAGCCATTTCCACCGCTCGACGAATGGTATCTTCTAACTTTTTCTCCCTCATGTAGTAATCGAGAATGCCGTTAGCTAAATACGTCTGAGAAAGAGACTTATAGTCCGTGTTTACAGCTCTTGCTTCCATCGTAGGACGGTTAGCTGTAATCATATTAAGCATATGCTGAGCAATGTTACGGAAATGGTTAACAGGAAGGCCGACAAGCTCGCCTTCCTCGCCCATGAAAGATACACGATGGGAGTCACCGGCGATAGTGGCGTTGTACTGTCCATGATAGAACAACCACATTCGGACTAGATTGTCCAAATAGTAGTTCATGGTGAGAATATTATAGAATGACGAAGCTTTATTTAGACAAATATTCGCCAATCGTTCTGCATCTTCAGTTGCGAAATATTTTTCTAATGAACTTTTGTCGTCATTAATATTTAGAGGATCTGCCATTTTTATTACCCTTCATGTTTAAGATGGTTCTATAAACATTTTCTTTTTCTATAGTCTTAGTTGTTAAATTATTGAACATATCCTCACTACGATAATTCATTCCATACGACTTAGGGTAAGGATTTCTTTTAAAATCAATAGCTTTTACCAAATAAGCGCAAGCATCCACTGCGTCATAATGTGACCCTTGAGGACATCGAGCGAACGTGTCCTTAGACGTAGTAGAAGCCCATTTAGCATTCTTTAAGTGCCTGATAAGTGTCACACATTTAGGATGTATAGCTAGTTTATTGCTATTTATCATCATTCGTAAGTTATTAATATTGGCGTGTTTACTTTCTTTTTGCGCCAACTCGAAATGAATTTGGTAGTTTGATGCCTTTTTTATCTCGTTAATAGCAATGAGATTGTGATCGCTGACTCTTTTCCTCGGTTTTATCAATTCTCCGCTAATTGGATTGGTCCAAAGCTCTTTTTCTTTAAACAATATCTGATTGCCAAGCTTATCTAAATACATTTCTGTACCGTAAGTTACAATTTCGTCCTGTATCACCACTTTATCCATTTTAAAATCGTAATAGGCGAATAAAATAACCGTCCAGTCCTTGTACCCCAAGTCCATAGATACATAAGCATCATAAAATGGCGGAGTAGAATGCTCCTGTACTATTTCGGGTATCTTCTCGTCAGTGAATTCTGGTATCACCGAGTTATTTTTAGACTTTATCATCTTACAATAAAGCTCTCGTTGAGTAGATTCACTGGCAATTCCGCCTAGTTCCTCGATAAGCTTTAGCTTTTCTTGAACATCGATACGGGGGTTGTCGTCAATTGTCTTAACGACAATAGAGCCTCTGGCTTCCGCTTCTTCGATGAAGTCAACAAAGTCGTGTTCGGTGTCTTCCGGAGGGGTCGAAGCGAGCAATATCTTACCTTTAGTGATAAGTGTGGTAGGAAGTAAAATATCTTTTACACAGTATTTAAGATCTGTGCAACTTCCCGCTTCGTCCACGATGGCGAGGTCGGAATCGCCCCCTCTTAGCCTTTCGGCTGAACCCCCATCCGTTCCCGACAGTTGCAATTCTGAGCCATTTGGAAAGTAAAAGATGTTATCTTTCGCTTTGTACTCAGGTTTTATATCGTCAGGACAACTCTCTAGTACCTTTCTCATCAAGGGTCGAATGATAAGATTGACCTGCACCCTAGTGGGAGCCAAAAACTTCACTATCGCTCCGGGTTTTTTTAAGCAAGTCTCGATGGCTAGTACACAAAGAGCGTAGGATTTACCGCTACGACGAGCTAAAAGCCATGTTTGTACCCTATGCTCCGTATTGTAGTACAGATCATAAAGCTGCTTTTGGTTGGCATCCAACATCCAAGACAAATGTCCCCTGCGCCAAAGAGCTTCCCTTGCTAATTTTGCATCGACTTTAGGTTTCGTTACCGCCATTTGAGCCTTCCACTAGCTTCAGCAGATCTTCGTCGGACATTTTTTGCACGTTAATATCTGCCGATTTTGTATTCTTCCTTAAATTTTCTAACACTTCTGTAAAAATAGCAAATTTTTTAGCTTCTTCAAAGGTAAGCTCACGAGTCACTGCTTTATCTTTTAAGATGGTAATTTGAGTTTCGCAGATTAACTGTTCATTGCTAACGCCAAGCATATCTACAGCCAGTGACGGTAGATTATTTTCCAGCATAGATTTGAGGCTTTTGTTCTCTTCTTCTGTCTTCTTCAGCTGTTTCTTTAATTCGAGAATAGACTTAAACTGGCTATCGCTGTAGCTTTGTAGTTCGTTAAATGCCTTTTCCATGTCATCTGTGGATTTCATAATTTATCTAATGTATTTTCCAGTTTTTGGGTCAATAGGAAAAAGTTGAAATTTATTTCTTTCTTCTAATAATTGTTCAATATTAGGAAATTTTTTTTCTTTATATAATTGATAGGCGCTTCTTAAATCTTGAGGACCTATAGCATCCACATCTTTAATAATTTTTAAATTATTTTCTAAACTAGGACCGACTACTGGCAAGTCAGGATTTAATAATTCCAAAGATCTTTCTAATTCAAAATTTCTTGGGTGTCTCCAGTGATGACCGGCTTTTCCAATATTAGAAAAAGTAGGAACATTTATTCCTTTTTCTGCAAGAATATCTAAAAGCATTTCTCCAGCTTTTGCTGCTTGGTCTTTATCGCTTATATAACGATTTAAACCTGTTGATTTTAAAATTTCACCAGCGGTATCGAGGTCTACTCCTAGAATTTCAGCTACTCTATATTTTGATTGAAATCCATGATTAGCTAAGAACTTAGGAATAGAAGTAAGTCTTGAGTTATCGCCAACAGCAAAAGCTTCTGCCATCTGTTCTAAAGGATCGGGGAAAAGTTCTGGTTGATAAAAAGTAAAAGGATTTGTTAATCTGTCAACTTCGTGTCCAATTTTTTCATGTTCAAATACAGCAGCAGGGGATTTTGAATTAGGATCTATTTCTATGCTCTTTGGATGATAAGCATATTGACCACCTTTATGTCTTACTACTCCGGACGCTCCTTCTTTTGGAAGATCGGGATTTACTACCATTGTAGTGCCGGTTCCAGGAGGCAACTGAGGCTCATAAATTTTATGCATTTTATCTAGTACTTCTTGTAATGGCATATCGTGAAATATACCATGTCTTTCTCTGGCAATAAAATCTAATATTTCTTTTTCAGTCTCTCGGTTTAAAACATAATCAACTAGGGTTTTAGGTTCTTTTAATCCAGCAGCTTGTAGTACATCAACTTGTGAGGGGTTTTTACCCATCAAACTGGCAAGCCGTTTCATCGCACCTATATCTAATTCACCAGCTTCGCCTAATGCCTTTAATTCTTGAGCAAGTTTTGGGGAATTTTTTAATACTCCCATTACGGGTATTAAATTTGTTAAATCACTACCTGCTTCTACCATCATACCTAAAGGTTTAGAAATCGGAGATTCAGACATACCTTCAGGAGTAAATGGTATTCCCGTTTTTTCTTGTTCTTTATTAAGAAATGTTTGTACTAAATCAGAACCGCTGGGATCTTCTTTTTCTTCTCCAGTCATTCCCTCATAAAGAAATCTTCGTATTGGTCTTCCTGTAAAGTTATCTACAGTTTTACCTATCGCACCTAGAGCCTCAAAAGGCGCAGCAGAAGCGGGATATTTTGTCGCACTACTTTCTGCATACTCCTGTAATGGAGCAAATTTATCTTTTAGAAAGTCTTTGAGTTTAGAAAATTGTTCCGCTTTTCTTTGCTCAAGGTCTATTCGAGCTTGTTCCGCTTCTTCGGGAGATTTTTTTCTAAAATCATCATAACCAGCCATATTAATATTCATCCTTATCTGTGGATTTTTTATTTAATAAGTCTTTTACTTGGTCGAATGATAAACCGGCTGCTGCGAGTCCTGATAATGTGTCTTTACTTAACGCTTTTTTTGGATCGAATTTTGCCCAAGGTAATCTAATATCATGAGGATCGAACGCCATAGCGTTTTTTAACACTTCATCTGTGTATTGACCGGTAACTGGATTTATCCCGTATTCATCAACGAACATTCCGGAGTATCCGCCTCTATTTTTAATGAGATTTATTAGTGGTTTATCTTCTAATCCCATCCAATTACCTTTTTGCTCTTTTATATGATCTATTACAGCTTGAGCTAATTTTTCAGAGTCATATGTTTCTTTTCCCATTAATTGATCCATCACAATTTTATGCATTTTTGTGTTTGAATTATCTAAATCGGGAAATTCGGAAATGTTTGGTCTTTCGTTTTCAAAGCTTTGTTTTAAATAATTTTTAAATGTTTCTAAATGTTCTGGATTTTTAGTATCAAAAAAATTATTAGTCCGTAAAGATACAGGGACAACGTGTCCTTGGGTTTGATCTCTAACCATACCCGCATAAGTTGGTTCTAATTTTTCGGTAAATACATTTGCAAATTTTGGATCTTTTGTAAAAAAACTTCCGGGTTTAAATTCTTCGATGGGAGTTTGTAAGGAAGTTCCGTGATACCATCCTGGTTCAAAGCCACTTTTAAATTCTTGAGCTAATTTTTTTTCATTCTCATCGAATATTTTTTGATTGGCTTTTTCTCGTGCCTTATCAAAGAAATCTTTCGGTTTATTGCGAAGAGCTTCTCGTTCTAATTGCGCAGCTTCCATTTCGGGAGCTTTTATCTTACTGCGTTTAGCCGCAAGCTTAATGCGATCCAGAAGTGACATGGATTCGGGAATTGGGGCTTCTTTTAAAGATTCTAAATAGCTTTCTAAATCTTCTTTCTTAACACCAAAAGGTCTTTCGGTCTGATCCCAAAGGGCTTTAGCATCATCCGTTTGTGAGCCTTGTAATATTTTTCTTCCGGACTCTTTTTCTGCCAATTCGTGCATTGCTGTGGCAATACCCTTGCGCCTATTTTCTTCTGTAATGTGTACATCAGGACTCATCATCGGCTTGTCTGGATAATTGTAATACTGACTTTGCCCTACAATTTTACCTTCGGGACTATAGGCAATTATTTCCTGTATCTGTCTTGGGTGATTAACATCCAAATCAGGTTTAAGAAGTTTTCTTTCTAACTTAATGCCTTCCTTTTTCCAATCGCCTAAAGCACCAATCAACGCCGGAATGCTCATCGCACCCTTTGTTCCTATTGATACAATCCTTTCTGCCGGTATTAAATCTAAAGGATCGATGGTAGGATCTTCTGTTCCGCCCGGAAGCATCCCTTGATACACAGGCTTCTCCATAGAAGGATCAACATAAGATGGACGAAAGCGAGGATCTGGATACAATTGATCCGACCTAGTGTAAAGACGACGAGGATCGGCAAGCTTAGCCCTTGCTTCAGCTAGTGCTTCATATGCTTGCCTTAAATCTGGATCAATCTCTTTAGGCATATATTACTCTTCGTCAATAGGAATAGGTGATGGAGTAGGAGATACCATTTGTTTTAAAGCTTCTTTTTTGGCAAACCACTCCGGATGATTCATTTTTGAAAGCCAATAATCAAGTCCATATTCAGGCTTTCCTTCCACCATTTCTGAACCAAAATGATCTGAAAATTTAAGTTTTTTCATTGCATTTTCGTAATCAGCATCCTTGCCTTTTAATTTTTTAGTGAAATCCTGTGATTCAGAGTAAGTATGCTTAGGAGATAATGTTACTCCTTTTTTTCCA